GACCAATGAACAAAAACCCACTTAAGGCCCATAAAGGTCTGGACAATAAATTAATATTCAGAGTTTTGGGACCAGATAGAATCCCAGTCGATATTGCATGTAATCAACAGGTGTATGTTAGAATTATTGATCCAGAAAATAGAGCAGTTGTATTAGAGAAACTATGCAGACTTGGCCCAGCAAAGGGAATTATTACGTTAGAACTTGATAGCGGTGACATTACAGATATTCATGCCGGACTCTACACAATGGTATTGATTAGAACTGAAGAATTTGTGGTTAACGTACCAGACTATTATATTGAGAAACCTTTATACAGTGATATCGACGATAACGTTGCAATGGAAATTGAAATTACTGAGCAAGCTCTCAAATCTCCCGTACCAAGTGTTACATTACTACCCAAAGATTGGACACCAGATATTCTTGCGCCATTAACCGTTAATCCGCGTCCTTGTTTCTACACAGGTAGAATACCCGGTGGTCGTGTACTCAACCATAAAGAGTCTGTCCAGTCATTCTCAACATATACTGAACATTTCACTGGTATACTTGAAATTTGGGGTACATTAGAAGAAACACCAGATCCATATCTTAACGATACCCGTTGGTTTAAGATCTTCCCATCGAGTATGTCACAGGATATACAATTTATAGGATACACAGGTACGCAAGCATGGACATTTGCTGCAAACTTTATGTGGTTGAAGTTTAGGTACTTCCCTAGCACTGAAGTGTTAGATCCCGGCATCATGGCAAAGTTGATTGTTCGAACATAATTGATTTTCACTAGAGAATCTGTTATAGTTATGCAATGATTATAGATGTCCTTAAAGATGCCATCCTCCAAAACATAGGCCCGTTAAAACAGGCCCCTAAAGGCTGGCATAAGCGCCACTGTATGCTTTGCCATACACAGGGCCACGGAAAAGATACTCGTAATCGTTTCGGAATTCAATTTAATCCACAGTCTATAGCTATGAATTGCTTTAACTGTGGATTTTCTGCTGGATACACAGAAGGCAAAGAATTATCTAAGGCATTCAAGTTTTTCTTAGGTCAGCTCAATATAAATGAAAAGTTTATTGAACAGATTGAGTTTGAAATATTCAAACAGAAAAATCAGATTCACAGTATTCGAGAAGGTGATGAAGAAGTAAAAATTGAGGATAAAGAGAACAAATTTAGGGCTTTGTTCCAAAAGTGGAAACCGATGGAGTTGCCGGAAGATTCTCTATCTATGAATGAATGGTTAGAGGCTGGGTTAGATGACCCCGAATTTCTAAAGGTAGTCAACTATGCTGTAGACAGAAAGTTGTTTAATCTTAGCGAATTCTATTGGTCACCCATACATCAACACAATCTGAATCAGCGATTGATCATTCCCTATTACTATAAGGGTAAAACCGTAGGATTTACAGCTAGACTCTATTATGAAGTACCTGATAAATCTATCCCCAAATACTATCAGCAGTGTCCACCTGACTTTGTCTATAACTTGGATCATCAGCAAGGTTGGGCGCGTAAATACGCAATCGCTACAGAAGGTGTACTAGATGCCTGGGTAACTGATGGCATAAGTATATTGGGTGAGATAGGTCAATCAAAAATAGACATTATAAATCGTTTGCAGAAACAGGTTATTGTTTGCCCTGATAGAGATAAGAAGGGATGGGATCTAGTAGAAGTGGCTATAGAGAATAATTGGGCTGTATCTTTCCCGAAGTGGGATATGGATATCAAAGACGCAGCAAAAGCGGCAGAGAAGTATGGAAGATTGCTAACAACGTATTCTATAATTTCGTCTGCTGTCTCGGGCAAGGACAAGATACAATTAAGATGGGATATTGAACAGAATGAGCGACAGAGACGACGCCAGCGAAATTAACGACTATAGCAAGGATATCGAGGATCTATTCATCAGCTTTATGATGAGTAATAAGGATCTCTTTGTTCGTTGTAAAGGCATCATCAAGTCGGGCTATTTTGATGATAAACAGAATAGAGATACCGTAGCCTTTATTGAGGGATATAGTACATCTTTTTCTATTATACCTTCATTAGACGAAATTAAGGCTGTAACAAAGAAAGATATTAGAATTATGGAGGTTGATGCAGCCGTCCATGATAAGTGGTTCTTGCGAGAGTTTGAAAAGTTCTGTAAACATAAGGCACTAAGAGATGCAATTCTAGCATCTCCCGAAATGCTTGATCAGGGTAGATATGGTGAAGTCGAAGCCACAATTAAGGCAGCCGTGCAGATTGCATTGGTTAAAGATTTGGGACTTGATTATTTCGCTGATCCAAAGGCGAGACTTGAGGCACTTAGGGAAAATAAAGGACAATGTTCAACTGGTTGGAAGTCGGTCGATGACAAATTGTTCGGTGGATTAAATAGGGGAGAAATAACAATCTTCGCTGGACAATCTGGTGCAGGTAAGTCATTGTTCTTGCAGAACCTTGCGGTTAATTGGGCAATGGCAGGGATGAATGTTGTATATCTTTCACTAGAACTTAGTGAAAAGTTATGTGCAATGCGAGTTGACGCAATGATTACAGGATATGAAACACGCGATGTCATGCGTAACATTGATGATGTTCATATGAAGATTAGGGCTTCGCAGCAAAAACATCAAGGTTCTTTGCGTATCAAACAGATGCCAAACGGTTGTACAACTAATGATCTTCGTGCATTTATTAAAGAATACGAAATTCATTCAGGGAAGAAAGTTGATGCAATTTTAGTTGACTACCTTGACCTTATGTCCCCGATGAGTAAAAAGATTTCAGCAGAAAATCTGTTTGTTAAGGACAAGTATGTTACTGAAGAATTGCGTAACCTAGCAGTTGAACTTGATATAATTACAGTTTCAGCATCGCAGTTAAATCGTGGTTCGTACGAAGAGATTGAATTTGATCCAAGCCATATTGCCGGTGGTATTTCTAAAGTCAACACAGCAGATAACGTAATTGGTATCTTTACAAGTGCAGCAATGAAGGAAGGTGGAAGATATCAAATTCAGTTCATGAAAACACGTTCCAGTTCTGGCGTTGGATCTAAGGTCGATCTGGCATTCAATAATAGGAGCTTAAGAATTAGTGATCTAGAGGAAGATGCCGATAATGCTATTACAGCAACCTCAAAGAATATCTATGAACAATTGAAAAAGAAGAGCGTTGTTAGGTCAGGGGAGAAATTAGACGCTGAGTCAGGGGAAATTACGAAATTTACTCAAAATGAGACAAAGGTAAACCCTCTAGAAGGTGCGGCAGCATTGCGGGCATTCGTAAAGAAAAGATAAAATATTAGTTTAGCTGATAAATAGTTAAACGCATTTGGAGTCGATAAATTGTCTATTAACCGCAGAAGCCGCTCAATTCTTGAAGAAATTAGTGCCTATGTTCCTCAGAAAAGCAAAGAAGAGCTAATTGAGGCAAGAGCACAGCACATTATAGTTTCTGCTATTAATCTGCTGGAATCTATTGACGAATCCTTTTCACCCGAAGATGCCGAGGCATTAAAGAAGCGTTTTGTTTCCAGTATACGCGGTGCTGATCCTAATCGCTTTACAAGAATGGTAAAACGTATCAAGACGGGATTCGAGGGAGATGAAGACCTCGATGGCCATTGATAAAACACGTCTTACTAAGGATTGGATAGATTATTTAAAGAGCAATCAAATTGCTGTATCATCACAAGCCGAACCAGGTAAATTGGATTACAAGAAAAAAGTAACATCCGATAATCTCTCACACTTCCTGGAAGTTAAGACAGACTTTAATGAAGAGCAGATTAGTAATGCTATTCATATGGTGCTTGCAAAAAAAGCACAAGGTGGCGGCCCTGCCAAACTACAGAATAATCCGACTGCAGGTACTTCTGTAGCAACACAACAAGAACGTCCTCAGCAACAGGCTCCAAAACAGATCGGTAGTAATCAACCCAAACAGGCGCCGGCCGCACCAAAGAAAAGATATAGCAAAGATGATGCTACTGATGTTGAATATAGGAATGTTAATGAAGAATTAAAAGATGATACAGCCTATACGCTAGATGAGAAAGATGTAGAGGATATTTTTTCTATTCTAACTTCGGCAGCACCAGACACTAAACAAAAACAGCGCGGCGCAGCACCAGGAACGCCTACCGCGGCCAATCCCGAAGAGGATCAAGCTAAGAAAGAGGAAGAGGTTAGGAAATTAAAACGAGTAATACGTGATAAAATGTCTCCTGCTCAACGAAAAGCATTATGGAGAGTATTAACAGATGCATAATCTAAATGAATCACAAATCAATTCCCCTGATGTAAAGGCAATCTTTAAGGGTGCAACCGATCTGCGCAATAATCCGAGCGGACTAGGTAAGATGTTTAAGAGTTTAAGAAAAGATAAGATAGAGTTATCTGATCTTCAACAATCATGGAAGGATGACGGATTTTCGGATGACACACGCGATATTAAGCGTATACTGTTAAGTCAGGGATTTAGTGAAAAGGAAATACAAAAAGTCTTTGCTGAAGTGTTTGGAAAATCGGATACCGATGCTGGCTATGAAGAACCTGTTGCCAGTCCTGTAATTAACAAAATTGCAGAATATGCAAAGAAGAATGGTTTAACTGATTCACTTATTGCATTCATGGAACAAGAGTTCGGTAAAGAGCTAGGACTTGGAAAGAAAGCAACAACCGAAGATATAAGGCATATCTTCACAAGAATTTTAGAAGAAGATAGACCTAACCGTTATCTTCTTATCAAGGAACAAGAAAAGACACAATTTGGCCGAAAGAGAAAATGATCATAAATGAAATATCCAAAGGCATAACACACATTGAGGATCTTAGTGTAAAAGAGTTTCTAAATACATTAAAGAATATCTCGGAATACGAAATTACCGAAAAAGTAGACGGATCACAAATTCTTTTTGGTATAGATGGTAATGGATTTTATACCTCTCGTGAAACCAAAGGTGGTACAAGGATATACGCTGCTGAGGATTATGGTGTAAGTTTTCAAACAACCTACATGCGATCCGCGCATGCATTGCTAGAACATGCTCTGCCTCAGTTAAAGAGTGCTGGTTTGAGGAGGGGTGATCAGGTTGAAGCTGAAGTATTGT